TGGGGCAGCGACCCGAAGGGCGGCAAGGGGCAAGCCTGCACCCTCAAGCGGGCGTTGTATATCCTGCGGCCCGACTCTATTCTCCCGATGGTCGTCATGATCCCGCCTTCGAGTCTACAGAACATCGACCGCTATCTCCTGGCGTTGCTGAACGCTTCCGCGCCGTACTGGGGAGCGATTACAGGGCTGAAGCTGGAGAAGGCGAAGGGGAACAGCGGGAATTATTCCCGCGTAGTGGCGCGCCGGGTCGCGCCGCTGTCTCCTGAGCAGACGGATCGGATGAAACTCTACCAGGAGGACATCGCGCCCTCGCTGTCGAGGGACGCGTCCGCTGCCACGCAGGAGGCGGCGGACTGAATGCGGCGCGCCCGATGACCGGCGCGGAGCCGCTGGCCCGGCCTTCTGCTCATGACAGGCCGGGCGGCTCCTGTCTCGCCGCAGGGTGCAACCGGGGAGGGATGGTAGTGGTTGACCATCCCTCTCCATCTTTTTCTTCGGTGTTGGTTTAGTGGACAGGTGGAGAACAGATGATGGAGAGAACGGCGGAACATTTCACGGTCGAGGACTTTCTAAAAATTCCGCAGGAGATGCGGGACATCGCCCAGTGGGTCGCCTGGCGCGCCGAGGCCAGGGATGGGAAAACCACGAAGATCCCCATCAATATAGCCACGGGGCGCGGGGCGAAGACCAACGACCCGGCGACCTGGGCATCGTTCGACGATGCGATCAGCTACTGGGATGAGGGCGCGGGCGCGTCCGGGGTCGGGTTCGTGTTCAGCGAGGGCGCGGGCCTGGTCGGGGTTGACCTCGACAACTGCGCCGATGAGGAGTCGGGGAAGCTCAACGACGAGGCGCTGGAGATCCTGGGGGAGCTGAAAACCTACAGCGAGATGAGCCAGTCGCGCCGGGGCGCTCATGCGATCCTGCGTGGCGCGCTGCCCGATGGGTGCAGGCACAGGCGCGGGGGCCTGGAAGTCTACGACCGGGGGCGCTTTTTCGTGATGACCGGCTGGCAGATCAGGCGGTACGGCCTCGATATAGCGAACGGCGGAGAGGCCGTGGGGTCGCTTCTAAGGCGATTGGAGGGGACGGGCGACACAAGGGGCCAACAGGTGCGCCCGGCGGCCTCTGCGCGGACACAGGAGCGTTACGAGGCACTCCTGGAGGCTATCAAGTTCGACCCGAACGCCACGCCCGACCAGGAGAAGGTCCGGGGGCTGTGCGCTATGTCGGCGAAGTTCGCCCGAACCTGGGCGCATAACCGGCCCGACTTCAAGGATGACAGCCCATCGGCGTATTGTTTCAGCCTCGCCGCCATCACGCTGAACGCGGGATGGAGCGTCCAGGAGGTGGTCGATCTGATCATCGCTTTTCGGCGGACGTACTCGATGGACCTCAAGCTGGATCGGCGCGACTGGTATCTGTTACATACAATCCTGCGGGCGGAGAACGACAACAACATGAGCGCCGCGTCTGTTACCCTGGAGGAGGAGATCAACGCGGGCGAGGATGATGTGCTTAAGAACCTGGGGACGATGCTTGGGCTGCATGAGCTGGGATACGCCATCATCGGGTTCTATCAGCATGGAAAGCAGGATGCCCGGTTCTGGCTGGAGGTGGACACGGGCGGCGGATCGCTGGACGTTGTACCCATCGGATCGGTGCGGGAGCTTCGCAGCGTCCAGGGGCTGCGCGACCTGTTCATCCTCCATTTCGGGATGGTTATACCGTCCAGCGTTACGCGGGCCAGGTGGGAAAATATACTCAAGAACCTGATGCGAGTGAAGAAGATCAGGAACGAGGATGCGGGGAACTACCGCGACGAGGTCCGCGAATGGGTCGAGCGATTGTGCAATACCTGGGCCGTTCCGTTCGAGGACACCGGGGATGAGGGCTGGGCGATGGCGCTGCCCAGCCGGTCGCCGTTTAAACGCAAGGGGCGCATCTTTGTTAGTGCGCCGAAGATCCGCGAGATGCTGATGAGGGAAGGGACACGGATGAGCATCGCCGATATAACACAGATGCTGGGGTTGTCCGGGTTCACACGGGAGAAGGTAGGAGCCAGGATAGAGGGGAAGGTCATCGGGACCAGCTACTGGGCCGCGCCGCTGGAGGACTTCCCCGGCGTGTAAGGATGTTTCCCCTATAGAGGAGGTTTTTTTACTTTGGAGAATCGAAGAAAACGCTGTCTAACTGTCAAACTGTATAACAAAAGCAGGAAACACAAGAGGGGGAAGGGTTTAGGGGTTTGACAATGTCAGACAATGTCAGACAGAAGAAAACAGAGGAAGATGGGGGGGTGTCGTCCTTTTTCGTTCTCTTAAGTGTATATAATAAAAATAGTTAAATAGGAGATGGGATGAATAAAGAGCCGCGAGGGGAGTTTCGAGTCTTTGGTCCGCCTGGAACGGGTAAGACCCATTACCTGTCTAACAGCATCACGCGGGCATCTGACAAATACACGCCCGACGATCTCCTGGTCGTGTCTTTTACCCGGTCGGCGGCGCATGAAATAGCCAGCCGAACGGAGATCCCAGGCATGGATAAACGGGTCGGGACGCTCCATTCTTTCTGTTATCGCGCCCTGGGCCAGCCTGAACTCGCGGAGACATCGGCCCACATCAAGGAGTGGAACAAATACATCGCGGGGAAGAATCCCAGCTTGAGGCGCAAGGTTAGAGGGGAAGGGGACGACCCGCTGGCGCAGTCTATAGACGGAAAGCCGCTCCTGCGCTATCACCTGTGCAGATCCCAGATGGTTGATCGTGATAATTGGCCTTACGGAGTAAAGGCTGCGGCGACCGCCTGGGAGGATTGGAAGGCGGAAACCGGGTATATGGACTTTACCGACCTGATCGAGAAGTCCCTGGAGGATGTGGCCTACGCGCCCGGCTGTCCCTCCGTGGGCTTCTTCGACGAGGTGCAGGACTTTTCCGCCCTGGAGCTGGCCCTGGTCCGTAAGTGGGGCCAGAAAATGAAGCAAACGATCATGGCAGGGGACGACGACCAGAGCATCTACGGGTTCCGGGGCGCTACCCCGGATGCGTTTCTTCTCCCACCTGTAGATCCTGAGCATAAAAAATTCTTGCGGGAAAGCTACCGCCTGCCCTCGAAGATCAAGGACTACGCGGAAAGATGGATCAGCCGCGTTTCTCACAGGGAGCCGAAGGAGTACAAGGCCAGGAGGGAGGGCGGCATCGTAAAGCTCGATCACAGCCTGACATATAAAAACCCCCATCCTGTTCTGCGGGCGGTCTGCGAAGATTTAGACGAGGGGATGAGCGTGATGGTCCTGTCCTCCTGCGCCTATATGCTCTCCCCGCTGCTGGAGAAATTCAAGGGGGCCGGGGTTCCGTTTCATAACCCCTACCGTAGACAGGACGGGCGATGGAATACCTTGCGAGTCCACAAGGGCGCGGGCTTCCGCCTGGCCTCATACCTGCGGCCCGATCCGAAAACGTGGGAAGATCCCCGCCTGTGGACCTGGCGGGAGCTTTGGCGATGGGTCGAGGTTATTGACTCTAAAAAGATCGGGATGCTCAGAGGCTCGAAGGAAAGCATCAAGCGAGTGATCAAAGGCAAGGGCGCGGATGAACTTGTGGACCTCCAGACGATAGCGGACATTTTCACGCAATCAAACCTTGTCGCGGCCCAGAACCTCATCACCCAGATCGAGAAGGGCGATCCCGAATTTATGCGCGAGAATATACTAAAGACTCATTACAAGGCGGCGATGCGGATGGCCCTGAAGGTCCAGGGGAGGGGCGGCGGGAAGGCTCTGCGCGAGACTCCGCGCCTGGTGGCAGGGACCATCCACAGCGTAAAAGGCGGGAGCGCGGATTCTGTCTACCTGTTCCCCGATCTCAGCATGGAGGGGGATTCACAATCGAGGCTCGACCCGGACAGCTTGACGCGGCTTTTCTATGTCGGCATGACCAGGGCGCGGGAGAAGGTAACATTCTGCGGGGCCGAAACCCCCAGGGCCGTTTCCTGGATATATTGACCCCCCCGCCTGTCGGCGTTATTCTTTCCGCATAGTTCAACAGCTCAAAAACAAAGGATCAGATCATGGCATTGGAAAAACTACAGGGGCAGCTCTCCGCGTTCCTCTCTACCTGGACGGAGTCGGCGGAGTCAAGCGGAGCGAGCGCGGCGCTTGCAACCCATGCCGCGGAGTCTAACAAGTCGCACTACATCGCGGGTTTTGCGGTGTCGAGTAATGACGCAGGCGGGACAGCGGGGGCTGTAAAGATCGAGATCAAGGATGACACCGGGGCTATCATCACCTTCAGGACCGCAAACCAGGATATCGCGGATGATGCACCATCGGGGCAGGCTATCGTTCATTCCTTCGCCAGCCCGATCCAGATCACCGAGGGGAACCCATGCAGCATCACAGCTACGGGCGCGGGGAGCTTTTCTGAAACTTATGTAAACCTGTGGGGCTTCACCTCCTGATGGGGGAAAAAAACGACAACGATCAACCCTTGGCGGAAAACAATCCCAGCGACCAGGCCCCCGCGCCCGGCGAGTCGCTGACCGCCGACCTGGAGGCGATGACGGCGAACGGCGACCTGCCCGGCGTGGACAAGCCGATCCGCATACCGCGCAGGAAGGGCCGCCCCCTGGTGAATAATCCAACCCTCGACCCGGAGCTGACCGCCCGCGCTGCGGCGGCTGTCGAGCTTCGCCTGCGTGGACATACCTATCAACACATCGCCGATGCCCTGGGCTGGAAGCGGCACACATCGCCCCGCGCCGTAGTCCAGCGCGCCCTCCGCAATATGTTACAGGAGCCATGCGACGAGCTGCGCCAGGTCGAGGCGTGGAGGCTCGACCGCCTGGCCTCTCACCTGTGGCCGACCGACGACGACCTGGAACCGGCGACCGCCTGCGAGTCCATCGAGGACGAGGAGGAGCGCATCAACGATCAGGATCGCCGGGAGTCGGCGCGAGTCAAGCGGCTGAACTCGAAGATCGACCGACTGCTTAAGATCATGGAACGCCGGGCCCGGCTGATGGGGATCGATGTCCCCGTGGTGCATCGGCTGGAAACCAATATCGAGACTCCCATCAATGGAAACATCAACGCCCTCATCCTCAACGATAGCGGAGAGCGCCGCAAATACCTTGACGCGCTCAGAGTGGTTACGACTGGCGGCGGAGACTCCGGCGGGCCTGGCGATGCTTTGCACGAACAACCGCTGGAGCCTGACCCCCCATCTGCGCCTACTGACTGAACGCCTGATGGACATCGCCACGGGCAGGACGCAGCGGCTCATCGTGTCGATGCCGCCGGGTCATGGTAAAAGTACCCTGACATCGCACTATGGCATCGTCTGGATGCTGGGCCGGTTCCCCGAGCTGTCGATCCTGCTCACCAGCTACGAGGCGAACTTCGCGGCGGGCTGGGGTCGCCAATGCCGGGACACCCTGGCGATGTACGGCCCCCAGGTTTTCGGCGTACAGCCTGATCCGAAGGTAAGCCGGGCCGACTGGTGGCAGGTCCAGGGGACCAAGGGGAAGATGCTGACCGCTGGCTCAGGCGGCGCGATAACCGGGAAACGCTTTGACATCTGCGTGTGCGATGATCTTATCCGAAACTCATCCGATGCGATGTCTCCCACGCTCAGGGATAAGCAGTTCGATTGGTTTGCATCCACGCTCTACACCCGCCTCGAACCCGGCGGGCGCGTCATCATCGTCATGACGCGCTGGCATGAGGACGACCTGGCGGGCCGCCTGATCGCCGAATCGAGGGACGGCGGCGAACCCTGGGAAGT